TTCTTCAAGCCACTCTACGATATTGAAAATGTCATTAGCGTTGTTCATATATTCACCCTTGTATTGAGATAATTTATTAACGTTTCTTGATACCACAATACAATTAAACGCTTTTTTTTAGGGTCGCGCAACCACTAAAAACACGAGGCAATAGAATGACTTGCGAGGGTAGAGTTACCCCCGCTTAGATATTTACGCTCTTATACGGATTTTTTCCAGTAACCGGCCATCTCTGCGACGAAATCACCGAGGTCTGGTTTTCGTTCCATACGGTCTAGGAATTCGTCGAGGGTAACTAACTGGCGCTGGGCAAGAGCGTTGATAATAGCAGGTAGCGCACTAGCATTTTGTACTTCATGGCTAATGGCAAATTCCTGCATTCTTTGGACGGCACACATAGGCACCTCCTCTGCTAAATTTGCTTACAGATTATAGCACAAGGTTAATTCATACACGCTAACCGCGTTTCTTGGTGTTTTATGCTTTGCTTTAACTCTGCGACTATCGATAGCAGATCGGCGCGGGTGTATTTGGTTATGGTTCTTTTAGTGTCTGTCAGCCACTCAACAAAATCCTCGCCGTACATATCCACCATGTAACGCCGGTAATCGTCGTGACAGCCTGTAAAGAAACGATTGCACCGCTTGCACTGAGGGTGCACGTTTTCCTCTCTTAGTAAATGAAACGTGTAAGAACGGCTAATGAAATGCCCGCCGTCCATAGCCTTCCAGCTATCACGCTTGCCGCACGACACGCATTCACAAATACCCTCGTCGTTAGCGGCCTTCATCCTTACGTACCGTTGTAATAGTTCAGCGGCTTTCTTTTTTAAGGTCGCCGTTGTTTGCGGTTTTCGTGCCATCCCTAAAACGCCTCTCTCGCCCAATCGCTTTTATGAATGCCTGACAATTCCTGCATTTCCAGCCGTGCAAACGATGATCGTATATTTCTAGGTAAATTGCATCCATTAGCGTGTTGCATTTATCGCAAAATATTAATTCTGGCGCTCTCAGTGTAACGGCCCTAGGTCCACGGTTTCCACGTCCTCGACTTCATAGTCAGACAAAAGGCAGGTCATCCATAGTGTATAGAATTCTTCTATGGGCATTGCTACCGTGATGCCGCTACTAAACGTGTCTGTGTAAACAATGGTTAGTGATTCGTCTGTGATATCGCTATGCGCGCCGCCGATAGTTGCAGTGAGGAATATTGCATTTCCCCCATTAGGCAACCGGACGCCCATCAGGTCAATCACATTCGCGGCCTCACCGTGGATCGGGATATTTCCCCGTCGACTTTGCTATAGGTAATTACCTTAGCGCCTCTGGCTGATACATATCCACCCCTAGCGGCATAAGCGTCCCTGCCTGACAATGTTGGATGCATCTCCGCTATTGCCCCGCCATCCTCTATTAACCGCTCATGGTGATAATGACCGGTGTGCAAATATGTGTACTCTGCTTTTCCCCACATAGACCGAAACCTTGGCTCACTCGCGAATAGCTTATGTAATGCCGCCAGCTTCATTTTATGGCCGTGGTGAAAGCCCAGCATAGTCTTACCGTGCAAATAAGCATAATACGGGAAATCGTTGTCTATGACTTCAAGCCGTGACTCGTTAGCGAAAGTATGCTTTAAGTGCTTTCGCAACCAAATGCTGCCAGATATATCATGGTTGCCTTCGGCAGATACGACTAGCACCCTGCCGTAACGCTTCAACATCAGCTTGCACGCCTCTGTCATTACCGACATAGATAGCTCAACCAGCTTTCCGTAACGCGTATCAGCGTCGAGTATGTGGCCGCTTTGTGGAGTAACGCTAAGTATGCCGTCCCAGTGCAGGAAATCACCTAACTGACAAAGCATTCCTACGCCAGCCGCAGGGCTAGATTTGATCATATCGTTAATGGCATTTAGGAAAACGTCACGCGCTATCCTGATATCCCAATCATCGCCGGTTTCAGCTTCATAGGCATACATGCCAAGGTGAAAATCAGTAATGGTCGCGAGTGCTAAGAGGTCTTTGTCTACACTCTTAGGCGCGGCAGTAGGCTTGAACTTTGGCAGGTTTTCATTGGCGCTTTCTAGCCGCTCTACCAATATTTCAAATTGCCGCTGTTCATCCGTTTGGCTTTTTACCCACTGGCGTACCGGCTTGCCGTCTTCATCATAAAAGGTCGAAACGCCTTTGATTTTATGACCATCTGGAACGGGATGGTGCCAATCGTTGTCAGGGCTATAGCCTTGCCGCGCCGCCTTGCGCTGAACTGCCGCTAGATGATCTCGCACCGTACTGCGGGCCATTCCGGTTTTCATAGAAACCGAACGCTGCGACATACCCTTAACGAAACACATTGTAATGACTTCGTGCTGCTTATCAGTTGTGCAAAACTGTAATAAAGGATGCTCCATAGCGCCCCCACACTATTGAAGAATCGCTTATTTTATCATTCTTTGCCAAACCTCACGCTGACGCCGTATTTATCAGCCAGCAATCTAGAAAGCGCCTCGTAAACTATATTGACCTCTTTTTTGTCTAACTCTGTTGTCGATTCGGTTTTACCCGTTAACGCCGCCTGCACCGGCATCCACATGTAATCATGTATTAGGGCTTTTGTTGGCTCAATCGGAACACCGTCTTTTAGAATTGTTTTCATATCATGCCCGCCTGCTTTCATTTGCTCTGCGACCTCATTTAGAAACGCATATATGCCCCTGTTTTGTTTGAGTGTCCGTTGCGGCCTGACAATTTTAAATGCTATTTCTTGGTGTTTGTTATCCTCTATGAACTTCAACAGAAACTCTCGGTGGGTTTTGTTATTGATTACCCACGATTCCCCATCAATCCCTGACATATCGAACACCCCCGCCGCTCATGTATTGGCCGTGTCGCTCCATCATCTCAGCCCTAAATTTGCCGCTGTTCATAAAGTCGTGCGTTATCATATCTAGCATTGTCCACTTGCGGATCGGCAATGCCTCGCCTTCTTTCGGTTGCTCCCTAAATGGACTGCCGCCACTTTTATCGGCCCGCTGTAGCCATGCATTAACGAACCGCTTCGCACCCCCCTTTGTTTTGCGCTTGGCTGGGTTCGCCTCGCACCAGCACGACATAGCGTCAAGCTCACTAAATACGTCGATATTTTTGTAAGCCCGTTGCCAAGCTAAAACGTCTTGCTCTTCTGGCTCCCAGTTTTCCCCTGTCTTTAAAATCATTCGTATCTCTCCTTAGCTAACCACACTGAAATGTGCTCTTTTTCTAACGTTGTTGGCGGCGCATAGTTTGCTAGCCGCTGTGTGAAAATGAAATGCTTATTAGCTTTGATATACCACTTTCTGTCGCTGTGATAGTCACCGTATATTCGGCGTTCTTGTACTAGCGAATGGAGCGCCAACTTGGTTTTTCCGCGCTTGCTTTGTAGCTCTTGCTCTATGTCGCTCAGTGAAAAATACTCACCGCCCTGACAGGCTTTTGATTTCCATATTAATTCTGCCAATTCGCTAATTATCATTTCGACCCCGTTTTGCTATACGTCCTGCGGGCTAAACTCTTTTAGGTTCGTCGCTGGCTTATCCTGCGTTGTTTGATACCGCAGCCTAAAAAAGCCTTCCTGATCTGGGTAGCAATTCATAAAGCGCCTTGCATAAAACGGCTTGTAATTGTTGCCGATCTTAAACATTGTCACGCCATCGCCGCCCGCATCCATTTCCCACCTGATTCGCTCAAAGATTCCGCTAACACTGTAATGCGTAAAACCCCTTTCAATCATTTCAAAAGAGAACTTGCAAAACAAGTGCCAAACCTCTGGGTGTTTTTGGTGATACGCCGTTACCTGCTCACGTAATTCTTCGTGCCGTGTTTTAACCATTTTTCATCCTCCACCCTTACCCTTTTAATGCGCTTGACGCGCACTACGGTTAATTAATAATGGCGAGCTTCGATTGACGTATCGAATTTTGTTATCTATTCCCGTTACCAGCTCTCGGCACTGGGAGGCGCATTATAGAGAGGGTCAACTCCGCTCTAGGGTTTTTAGATTCCCTAGCCTAACGCCCGTCAATCTCTGGAGACATTTGCATTTATTACTGTGTAGGAGTAAATTTGAATAGTCACCGGTCCCCTTGCTGAGTGACGATTCTCTCCTAAGAGTCTTATGCCCCACTTCGGTGGGGCTTTTTTATTCTGCCTTAACCTCCCAGCCCTGCAAACTCATCTAGCGATATAGAAAAGTGATCGCATAACTGTGATACACGACTAAACTTTAAGTCTGTAGCACTTCGCCACCTCGCCACCTGTACCGGTGTAACGTCAAAAAGCTTTGCAAGCTCAATGTTGCTCACCCTGCGGTCTGCTTGAACCTTTCTCAAGCTTTTGCCAACATCAAAACGGTATATCATCTTCACCCACCTCTGCCGTCATATCCTGAGCCGCCTGCTTTACAGGTTGCCCCCCTAGCGTTTTTCTCGCCATATCCATCCCCTCATCAAACTGCTCTTTTTTGACCTCGTAGGGGTCGTTAAAGAACAACGTGCCGTCCCACTCTGGGTTAGTCGGGATTAGGTCTAGCTTTGCCACCATACCTTTCTGGCCCTCAAAAAGCGCCCCTACCGTTGCATAGCGGTTTTTAGTTTCACCACCTTGCTCATAAGTACCGATTACCGCCCTTATATCTTTAGTCTTTGCCATTATCCTGTCACCTCTTTTAGCTCTTTTGCAGAGTTCTGCTCTTCGGGGGTTAAGACGCCCCAAACGCGCCGTTTTAAAGACTGCGATATTTCTGCAATCTCGTCGAACACTTGGGCTAGGTCGTAAGCGTCTGCTTTCGCTATCGCACCGCTTACGGCGCTGGCGTACTCTTGAAACTTATCGTCTGCCTTTTTAACCTCTTCTGCAAACCGCTTTTTCCACGCAACTTTTTCACCGGCTGGCGCATCGTTAAAAACAGCAATGTGCCGCTCTTCACCGATCTCCACTAGCCACTCTTTAAACGCCATAAACTCACCGGCCTCTACCATTTGCCTAGCGACTGAGTAATCAGTAATTTCTGGCAAGTCTTCACCCGCGTAAATATACAAACCCAGCCCCATTAAGCTTATGGCCTTTGCTAGACAGCGTTGCATAGCGGTATTAACTTGAAAGGCATTTGGTTTTGCTATCGGGCGGTTGTTGTGGTCAAGCACCGGCAAGTACCCTGTTCGCGTCACACCGTCGACAGTAATCTTGCACCAGACCATCATCGTCCCGTCAGGGTAAACGGTTGGCTCAAGGTTCTCCCAAGTAGCGTCAGGGTATCGCTTCAGCAATTCTTGCACTGCAAACGCCCAACTCAGATAAGTGAACTTGCCTTTTTTCTCGGTATGTTCGTTGACATTAACCGCACTCAAAGTTTCCCATGCACTCATAACTGCTCTCCTAAGTCTGTTACGTTGTCCAGCATTTGCGAATACTCGTAACCATCTTTAAAACCGGCGTGATACGCTTCTGAGCTATCTTCGTTTTCGTAATAGCCAGTCAAGTAACCGTCAAGAAAACCCTTCTTAAACCGCTCACTGATAAAATCAGCGTAGCTGTCAAAACGCTTGCTCATAACGCTTTCGTCATACTCATCAAGCTCTTTGTGTTGCCTGAGGACGCCAAGCGCGTTATTTAGTGACTCCAGCGCCGAATCAATTTCTGTAGTGTCTATTGGCTTTAAATCTGGAAAGCTCATGCCTCATCCTCCATTGCCCATATAACGTCTTCAGCATTAATGGCTTTATGGCCCATCCATTCGACTTTAGTAATGGTGTTGACCGTCCTAAGCTTGTGGATGAATTTTGCCCCGTGCATTTCGTCGGGCCATGTATCTGTGATGATTGAATAGACCGCATCAATTTCATGCGCTTCCACCAACACCTCTATGCGACCA